CTACCACCAATCCCCCACTATGCGCATGTTGGCTGGGTAGCCCCCGTCTGCGAGGAGCGCATCGAGGCGGCCGACGATCTCGACCTCAACGCCTGCCCGCCATCCTTCCCGCGCACGTACGACCACGTGATCGACAATTTCGCGCATCAGAGCCGCAGGGTCCGTATCCCCGTCTTGGACACCTCGCGCTAGGAGCGCCTGGAACTCGGCGATTCGCTCCACGTAGCGAAGGCGGGTCATGGGGTGCAGCGAGAGCAGAGGGGTCGGTTCTTCCTGTGCCGCCAATTCGGCCTGAAGGCGTTTCCGTTCCTCGTGCAGCGCAGTCGAGCGCGGGCCGAGCACCTCGCTCGAGCCGTGGCCCTTGACGAGCGCATCGACCACACGGTCGAGCTCACGTGAGACCTCGCCGATGCGATCTTCGATCCGGGATCGCTGAGCTATGGCGGCAGCCGCAAGGCGTCGACGCTCCTCGACATAGGTCCGGAGGTACTCCTCGATGACGACCGGATCACGGAGCTCCTTCTTAAGTCTCCCCAAAACCGCGTTCTCGACCGTATCGAGATAGACGGTCTTGGGGTCCGGACAGGTGCCGTTCTCCTGGTCGGCTGAGCATCGAATCCGCACACGCCCAGACTTGTCTCGACCTTTGGCCGCCATTCCCGCTCCGCAAGCGGCGCAGCGCAGCAGCCCGGACAGCATATGACGTTGCCGGCGCTGATGGCTCGGATGCACCGTGGCGACCGCTTTCTTGTGGTCCTGCACGGCGTCGAAGAGCTCGGGAGGCACAATCGCCAGCTCGGGCACGTCTACGCTCTGCCATTGCTCCCGCGGGTTCGGGCGCGACACCCGTCGACCGGTGTCCGGGTCCTTGATCATGCGAACCTTGTTCCAGACCAGACGGCCCGCGTAGAGCTCGTTGCGCAGGATCCCGCTGCCACGCTCCGGATTGCCGTTCAGGGTGGAGGCGTTCCAGGTGCGGCCGCGAGGCGGTTTCACACCCTCCCGGTTCAAGGCATGGGCGATGTCCCGCGCCGTCTGCCCGGCGTGGTAGTCCCGGAAGATCCGCAGGACGACCGCGGCTTCGTCGGGAGCGATCGTGCGCTTGCCGGGCTCGCCAGGCACGGCCGCGTAGCCGTAGGTAATGCCGCCGGCGGCGAGACCCGCGCGTACGCGCCCGGCCTGCCCACGGCGCACCTTGTGGGCACCATCCTCGCGGTAGAGCTGCCCGACGAGGCCCCGCAGGCCGACGAGGATGGTGTTGACCGTGCCCTCATGGACGGCACGGATCTCGATGCCGAGAAACGACAGGCGCTTGTGGAGGCCGGCGAGGTCTTCCATGTCGCGGGAGAGGCGGTCGAGCGCCTCCACGACCAGGATCTCGAAAGTGCCCTCCCGGGCACGCTCCATGAGCTGCATCAGGCCGTCCCGGCCTAGGATTGAACCACCTGACCGGGCCCGGTCCTCGAAAGTCGCTACGACGTCGAGGCCCTCACGTGTGGCATAGGAGCGGCAGAGAGTGACCTGATCCTCGATCGACCGTTCACTCTGCAGGTCGGTCGAGAACCGGGCGTAGATCGCGGCTCTTCTCATCGGACAACCGTTCGGCTTGCTCGCGCGCGTGATCCTCGCGCGCGGCTTGGCGCGCCAGCGCTCGGGCGAGACGTAGGATTGCTGGATGCGGGGGCGGCAACAAGGGCTGGTTGAGGCGAGGACGGCGCATGGTTAAGGCTATCCCAAGCTATTCCAGTCCACCAAGCCGAAGGACGTCACGGGCGATGGAGAGCCCGAGCGCGCAGGCCGTGGGGTCGGCCACGAGCGTATCCGCCTCGGGGGCGAACTCGACGAGCACGTGGGCCTTGGCCTCTACCCCGGCATAGGTCCGTGCCGGGGTCGACGTCATCTGCTCGAGCAAGCCATAACACGACTGCCACAGGTCGTCGGGGATGGCACTGTCGTCGTCACCCGCCGCTTCAAGCGCGGCGATGTCGCGCCGATGAGGGGTGCTCAGGGCGGCGGCGACGTAGTGACAACGAATGCCAACGTCGAGGGCGCCACGGGCAACACCGAGGTCATGCAGATGATCGATGTCGGCGTAGAGAGGGGCCTTGCCCGATACGACAAGGTTGTCACGGAGCGCGTTAACAATCGGCAGTGGCGTGCCATGCGGCGGAGCTAATTCATGGCGCTGACGTACCCGCTGTCATGGCTACAGCCCCCGCTTGTTGAGCGGCTGACGTTCGACCTTTCCCGCGTCGAGGCGGTGTCTCAGACCCGAGGGGGCGTCGTTCAGTCCGCCGAGCGCGGACGGGCGCTGTGGACGTTCGAGGCGGCCACGACCACGCTCAACGTCTCTGAGTTCGAGACCTTTCGCGCCTTCCTGTCGGCGCTGCGCGGACGGGCGAACGCGTTCTACTTCTACGACGTCGGCCGGGCGAACCCTGTCTTTTACCCTGACGGCGTGACGGGTCTCACGCGGGCGTCGGACGGAACACCGTGGGACGGGACGGCGGCTCTGACTGCGGCGACGGGTTATCTGGTGAGCCTGAGCGGTCTGCCCTCGGGCTATCGGCTCTGGCCGGGTGACATGATGTCCTGGCCGTGGGGCACAACGAGGACGCTGCATCGCATCGTCGATTCTCGCAACGCAACCGGCGGCACGATCGGCAACCTGCAGGTCGAGCCTGACATCCCGCCCGGCTCCGTGATCGGCAGTGTCGTGACCCTGATCGCGGCGCCGGCCCTCTTTCGCTTGGCCGATCCCCTACCGGAGCCGCGGCGACGGCTCTCTATGGGTGAGCCTCTGACGATCCGCGGCGTTCAGTGTCTCGTGTAGATATGGCGAAAACCTACACCACAGCCACACAGAACCTCTTGGCCGGCGCGAGCTTGGTTGAGCGCATCCTCTTTGTCGTCAGACTGCCCGAGGGCAATTACGGCTATTGGAACGATGTCTACAACACGACATTTGCCGCGTTCTCCGGCATCACGGTACGGGCTCAGGCTCTCTGCTGTCGTTTAGCGAAATTGTCCAGACGGAGCAGATGACTATTCAGAGCCTTACCGTCACGCTCTCTGGCCTTGACAGCCAAGGTCTTGCGTCAGACGGCCAATATAACCTTCACGCCTCTAACGTTGAACTCGCGAAAGCGCTTTATCACCCCGACACCCGCGCTCTCGTGACGGTGGCATCTGTATTCAAGGGGTACATTGACACGGACACTCACATTGAGACGAAAGAGGGCGACACGATTGTCTCGGCTCTCAACCTGACCTGTGGGAGCCGGGCGCTTGAGTTGGATCGGGCGACCAATCGGAAGCGCAACGACACCGATCAAAAGCGGTATCAAACGGGGGACAAGGGCTTTGAATGGGTGAAGCGCGTGAACACCAAACCTATCCCGTGGGGGATGGAGCGTGAGCAGCCGGGGTTCCGCTGATGCGCCGGGAGATTGGTTCGACCGGCTCTGCGAGGTCATCGCCACCCACGATAACCAGCCTTTCGCCTGGGGCGCCGCCGACTGCTTCAACTTCGCGATGGACGCGGTCGAGGCCATGACGGGCGAAGACCCCTATGTCGCCGACCGGCGCATCTCCTCGGAAGCCGAATACAAAGCCGCTCTCAAGCGGCGGGGCTTCCGGAGCATCGAGAGCGCCCTCAAAGCCGCCTTTCCGTCCATCCCCCCTGCCATGGCCGCCACGCGCGACCTTGCCCTCGTCAAGACGGAAACCGGAGCCCTCTCGGTTGGGGTCGTCGCCGGGGCTGACATCCTGGCCCGCGACCAAGACCGGCTTGCCCGCCTGCCTCTGACGAGTGCCCGACGCGCGTACCGCGTGGAGTAGCAATGCCCTTAGCCTCTGTGCTGCTGGCCGCGTGTCTCGCGGTCGCGCTGTCGCTTGCCCCTACGCCGGCTCATGCCGAGCCGATTTCGCTGTCTATAGCTACCGTCGTAGCAGCAGTGCAGGCGTTTGCCGCTGCGAGTCCTATCCTCTTCAATCTCGCCCTGACGGCCACGATAGCGATCGTCTCAACTGTCGCGCGGGCGGTCTTCGCGCCCGATCAGGAGAACCAAGGCCCTCGCGGGACAGAACTGCAGCTCAGCGCCGACCCGAATGAACCCCGCAAGCTCATCTTGGGCCGCCGGGCTGTGGCCGGCTCTCTGGCCTATTGGTGCACCAGCGGAACCAACAACAAGTATTGCTGGCTCGTGATTGCCCTGGCCGATCACCGGATCGACGCTCTCGAGGAAATCCACGTCAACGGGGAAAAAGTAGCGGATTGGGCCGCGACCGGGGCGGAGGTCAATGCCTCCGCGCCGGACAAGTTCGACTTCGGTGACAGCGGCCCGCGCATGAAAATTTACTTCCGGCCCGGCACGGTCGGACAGTCCGTCGTATCGGACCTTACTACAGACGCCCCGACCCGCGAGAGCGGCGGCAGCAAGGAATGGACGACCGATCACCGGCTTGATGGCACAGCCTACGTCGCTATTCGGTTGATGTTTTCCCCGACTGCGTTTCCGAGCGGTCGCCCTAGTTTCCTCTTTATGGTTCGTGGAGCCCGTCTCTACGACCCGCGGCTCGACAGCACACAGCCCAGCGGTAGCGGTGCCCATCGGTATGCCACGCCAGGCACATGGACATACACCGATAACCTGGAGGTCGCCCGCTACAACTACCTGCGCGGCATGGTCCGCGGCGCGGACGGACGCCCGCTGTTCGGGTTGGGCTGTCTGACGCTGACATCAACCTCTCAGCTGCCATGGCGGCGATGAACGTCTGTGACGAGAACGTTACCCTAAAGGCCGGCAGGACCGAAAAACGTTATCGCGTTTCAGCGGTCATTGAGGCCACGCAGACCCACAGGCAAGTGCTCGATCTGTTCGCCACGGCCTGCGCAGGCGCCATGAGCGATCTTTCCGGCATGTACGTTCTGCGGCCGGGAGCGCCGCAAGTCCCGGTCACGCTCGGCAAGAGTGTCACCCCCACGGACGCCGACCTCGTGGCCGGCGCGGAGCTGACCGGCTCCCGGCACCTGTCGCGCAAAGATCAAGAGCAACGAACTGGCCGGCACCTGGGCCGACCCCGAGGCCATGTGGCAACGGGCGGATGTGCCTGCCCGACATTCCGATGCTGATTTGGCATTGGATGGGGGCTGGCTCCGTTCCGAGAGCCTGGACATCGAATATATCGCCTCTCAGACGCAGGGCCAACGGGTTCTGGAGATCCAGCGCCGCTTGGAGAGGATGCAGCGGGCGCACTCTCTGACGCTGCCGCGGTTCTACAGCCAGCTTGAGGCCGGCGATTGGGTTACATGGACAAGTGACCTCTTCGGTTATAATGCCCAGCCGTTCCGTATCGAGCAGTTGACATTGTTGCCCGATTGGAGCGTGCAACTCCAGATCCGCGAGATTGGCTCGTCGGTCTACGCCTGGACCCCGGCCACGGACGAAATCACACGGGCCAATCCTGGGCCGCTGGCATCCGCAGAGGTGGCCGATACCCTCGTGCCTGTCACCGCGGTGCTGCCGCAGTCCCTTTCAAGCAGCGGCAACACGACCCGCCCGGCCATTCGCGTCGAGTGGACGCCGCCGGATGACGCGACCATCGTGGAGTTGCTGATCGAGTACCGGCGCGTGGGCGACACCCCGTGGTTTGAGTTCACCAGCCGCACACCCGAGCGCGGCTACGCTCTGATCTCGCAAGGCATCGTTGACGGGCAGACCTATCAGGCCCGCATTACGCCAATCACACGGTCGTCCCGGCCCGTCACGACCTCGCCTATCAAAAACGCCACGAGCCTGACTCCGGAGATTACGCTAGGCGGCTCTACGCCGGCACAGATCCATGCGGCTCTGACGAATTTCGACAAGAGTAACGACCGCAACGCCACGCCCATAGACATTCCGCCGGTTATCACCGCGGGTACGGGTGTTTCGCATGCGAGCGGTGGCGTAGACGGCACGATCGACCTGACCGTTGATTGGTCCTATGACCTCTCGACCGCCAAGGATGCGGCGAACAACATCGACGGCTTTGAGATCGCCGTCGTCGCGACGACCACTGATCCGAGTGCCGCCCCTCACAATTTCGACGCCGGGGGGCGTGCCGCCCGCCGGCAGCGGCAGACGGCCGTTGTGTCTGCCGCTCATGTAACCGCTCGCATCCAGGCCCTTACCGCGAACAAGTGGTATCAAGTGGCCGTGCGGGCCTTTCGGCGCGTGGATAAAGACATCTCCTCGACGGGCGTCCTCTATTCGGCCTGGGCTAAACCTCTCGACAGCGAACCTACGCAGAAATTCTACCGGCCCGCTACGTCGGTTAACTTCACCGGCAATCTCGACGGCGAGCCCGCAGCGAACGTCAGAGACAAGGCCAACAAGGGCAAGGAAGCTCGCGATAAGTTCAGAGGTACAGGTGACACCCTGCCCACCGAGGGCATTGCACTTGATGCCGTGACCAATATCGCATCGGACGCGGTGACAGTCGGAATTCCGACCGCCACCATCACGCTCCTCGGCAACTCCAAGGTTCATATCGTTGCTACTTTCGACGGGGCGAACCAAGTCTATGATGAAGGCGCAAGGCCCCGCCGGACATTAAACCGTCAGCGATCAATCAAGACACATTCATGACTTATTGGATTGAAATCAAGAAAGACGGTGTGTTTGTGTCAGGCGGGGAATTTTACGCCGAGCGGATCTACAACGCGGTCGATATGAACCAATCGGGGACGGACGCCGACTATTACTATCCTCCTCGCACGCTTTCCACAATCTATATCGTGCCGTCCAATGGCGGCGGGGTTTATACGTTCGCTTTCCGCGTCAACAACGCGTCTTCGCGTAACAACGGCTCTACGATCACGGTATTCGCGAGCAAAAGATGATTGGGTATATCCGCTATGACCAAGATGGATTTCTCGCGAGCGTCGGGCATACGGATTTGGACGCTTTTGCCCACATGCTCGCGACAGGGGACAGGGTTGTGGCCCTCCCGGACGATGCCGTGGGCCGTGGATCGGATTACTTCGTTGACACAGACACGTTGACGGCCGAGCCGCGCGAGCCCTCCACCGCTAAAATCACAGGCACGACGATTACCGGGATCGCTCCTCCGGCTCTTTTGATCGCGCGCGGAGAGATAACCCGCGTCGAGGGAACTATAGCCGAAGTAATCATTGATCGGCCGGGGACGCACGTTGTCCGCCTGATCGAGCGAACCCGTCATCCTGTCCTGTTCGAAGTGACGGTGCCCCCAACCTCGACCTGAACCGAATAGAGTTATCATGGCAACCTTTACTTTCGCCCTGACGAGCGCCGTGGTTGGTTCTCTCTCCATCCCCTACGAGATCCCCGACGATCATCTGCCCCGCATCATGGAAGCCCTGGCGCGGCTGTATGGCGGGACGGTCACGGAGGACGACGGCACCGAGCGCCCGAAGACGGAGCGCGAGCTGTGGCGCTCTCTCACGGACGAGATCATGCAGCGGTCTTTGGAAGACATCCAAGGCGCGATCGCCTCGGCCGCGATTGAGGAGGCCACGCGAGCGGCGCGTGAGAGCGTCCCCAAGATCGAAGCCATACCAGGCGAGCCGACCGTCGAGCCGGCACCCTAGCCCCTTCCGCTCGTCCCCCTCCATCCCTGCGGCCTCGTGAGAGCGGCTGCGGGCTCGCGTCCCTACAGGAGGCCTCCATGCGCGATTTCATCGAGCAATACCCCTATGGCAGCCATCGAGCCGCCTTTGCCCCTCCGGTCAGCGATACGATCAACACCCGCGTCCTGGCGGCCAACACAGTTGAGGTGGCGACCATCCCGGCCGGGGCCAAGTTCGTGTCCTTTTCGGCCGATGGCGACTTCTGGGCCAAGTTCGGGACGGGCAGCGGTGTGACCGCCGCCGTGCCGTCCGCCGACATCACGGACGGCACTTCGCCTGAACTCAACTCGACGCAGCGGCGCATCCCCGATGGCATGACGCATATTGCGCTTGTCGCGGGAGCAGCCCGCATCGTCAACCTCGCTTATTGGGGCTGATCGCCATGCACGCGGTCCTGAGCGGGCGTGGGAGCGGCTTCGGCCTCCCGAGGCTGGCGGGGCGGGGGAGGAGATCTGCGCCCTCTGTCATCTCCGACTGGTTCGATGCCCCCGCCTACGCCGATTTCGCGGTCATTGATGACTACAACAATAACCGCCATGCCAAGACGGCTGTCAGCCTCGCCAATGTCACGACCGCGACTGCATCGGACCTGAAGGTCAAGCAACCCGTTATTTTTGCGGACAATACCTCTCTGACGGCGGCCTCCACCCAGGCCCGCACATACACGGATCAGGGCGGCGTGTGGCGGGATATGCTCACGGGGTATCCGAATAACAAGTTTACGTGGGGCAATGACTTCACGAACGCTGCTTGGAAGAAGGCTTCCGCATCGGTTGGCGGAAATACACTAACAGCAACGGGGACGGTTTCTGCTGTTTATGTAGAATATTTGGCGATAACCACGCGGAGCATCGTGTCGGCTGAATTTGAGGCTGGCACCAATTCTGCTCTCTATTTCCAACTTCAGACGATAGGGATTACGGGATCGGAAGCCTACTTCTTCGACCTTGCAACAGGGACGACCGGCGGCTCTCAGGTTCTCGTTGGGGCGGGCACCCCCGGAACTGCTGGAATATCGCTAGTATCGCCGGGGCGCTACCGTTGTTGGGTCGTGGTCCCTGGGAACTTGAGAGATGTGTATTTCGGGGTCTGTGATGCCGTTGGGAACCGTAATGCAACAGTAGGCCGAACCCTTAACATCTACAATGCCCAACTTGATCTTGTCCCCGCAGACATAACCACCCCCCGTTCCTACGTCCCCACCACGACCGCAGCGGTCTATACCGGACTGGACGCCCCCCGGTTCACCTACGCGGACGGCAAGCGGCAGTGGAGGTTGGAGAACCAGGCGACGAACAAGCTCACTTGTCGCAAGCACAACCCCACGGACACGACCGGCCTGACAAAATCCGGCGACGCTGCCGCGACTCTTTCAGTTGTCGATGATGCTGCGGCTCTTGCAAGTGCGGGCCTTTCCGCACTTTGCTCGAACGGCAAGGCTTATTGCCTTGATAATTCTCTAGGCGCCACAGTCGCTTTCGCTAACAGCATCGCGCAAGTCGGCAACAGCAACACTCACACAGTGGCCGCCTACATCCGTGGGGGGGCGGGGGATATTCGTGTAACGCTTCTCGGCGGGGCAGGCTCTACGGCGTTCTCAGCGAACGCGGGATACGTGTGGAGAACGGCTGCTCCGCCCGGCCCAAATGCCGGGAGCCAATGGGCGATCACTGCCAACGCCGGTCAGGTCATCTACTTCATTCTTCCGCTGATGGCGGAACAGGCGTTTGCTCCCGATCCCATCCCAGGAGATACTACCACAGCCGTCACCCGCTGGATCGAGACGGCTCAAGACACGGCTGCGACACTGGCTCTTGTCACCCGCAGCGCCTTCTCTCAGGTCATCCGTGGCGCACTGTCCTCTGTTGCGAGCGGCACGATCTGGCGCATTGATGACGGGACGGACAACAACCTGATCGAAGTGACGGTCTCCGCTGGCGTCGTGACCCTCAAGGTGGTGACGGGCGGCGCTACGGTCGCGCAGGTCTCGTCCAGCAATATGATCAGCGCCAACACGCCCTTCGGGCTCGCCTTCCGGTGTGCGGCGAACAACTTTCAACTCTGTCTCAACGGCACTCTCGCCACGCCGGACACCGCAGGGGCCATGCCGACCGGACTCAACCGGTCGGCCCTGGCGCGCAACCTTGGGGCGACGGTCAACTACGCCAACGGCTTCTACGATTTCCGCGCCATTGCCCCAGAAGCTCTGAATGATGCTGCCCTCCAGACCTATGGAGTTGCCGCATGAGCGCAAGAACGGAACTCGCCTGCGTCTTCCCCGACGCCGAAACCGCCCTCCAGGTCGCCCGTCTCCTCTCCGGTAATCCGGGCGTGGAGACCCTGCCGCCGGACGGAGAGCTGGTCGATCCTGAAACAGGCGTCGGCGTTCGATACGACATCGCCGCGTTTGGGCCGCTGTTCTACGCGACCGGCGAGACCGACGAGGCCGACAACCCGGTCATGGCTCCTATTCTGTGTGCCTGGACCGGGGAGTCCGGCTGGTGCCTCATCGGGAGGTGGCGGGGCCCGGAAGAGACAGTGCCGCAGCAACTGCTCCCATGGAGGGTCGATCCCGAAACCTTCCCGGTGCGGGGCGGGTAGCCGTCCCTCCACCACAGGCCCCCTCATGACCTCCGCAACCGCGGCGGCGCGGGCGGCTGCCTGACGGGTTCGTAACCGCATCCCTCCACCACAGGAGACCACCATGGGCTACGCGCTTCTCGGCGTGGCGGCGCTCGCCGTCGCTCTCATTCTTCTTGGCATCTTCGGCGCCGGAGGCCAGTCCGCAGACGTGCGGGCCGGCGGTGGTGCCCCATCCTGGTCGGGGGCGCGCTCCTGGCCAACGTCGTGCTCATCGCCCTGGTCTGGGGTTTGGTGACCTAAACTCGGAGGACACCACCATGGACAAAACCGTTCCTCCTGGGGCCGCTTATCTTTTGAACTTCATCGGCAGCATCGAAGCCCCTCGTGGCTATTACACCCTCTATGGCAACCGCCAGGATCGCTACCCGTGGAGGCTTACGGATCTGACGATCGGCGAGGTGCTTCGGAAGGGCAGGGAGTGGCCGCAGCTCCATGGCTCTTCCGCCTGTGGCCGCTACCAGTTCATGGCAGGGCCGAGCCATACGCTCGCCGGACTCTGCAAGGAGCTCGGGCTGCGGTCGGATCAGGTCTTCGACGCCGACCTACAGGACCGGCTTGGCTACCACCTCCTTCGGCGACGCGGCTACGACGCCTTCGCGGCCGGCGCGCTTTCGGCGGTGACGTTCGCTAAGGCTCCAGCGCAGGAGTGGGCCTCTTTGCCGGTGCTGGCGCCGACCAAGGGTGCCAAGCGGTTCGTGCTCCGTGGCCAGAGCTACTATGCGGGCGATGGCCTCAACAAGTCGCTCGTCAAGCCCGAGCGCGTTGAGGCCGTGCTCGCAGCTGCCATGGCCATTATCAAAGGGCAGCCCGTCGCCCCCACACTCGAGGTGGAATCCAAGCGCGCTCAGACGAAGGCCACGAGGGACACCGCTGGCGCCGTGGTGGTCGGGGGCAGCACCGCCGGCGGCGGGACCGCGGCCGGCACGCAGATCGATGTCACGACCTTCGACTGGACCGCCTGGCTCTTCGTCGGGCTGCTCGCCGCCGGCGCCATCGCTCTCGTCGTCTTTCTGATCCGCCGCGCGCTCCTCAACCGCCAGCGCGCCGTAGCCTATCGAGCGATTGCTGAGGAGACGCAAAAAGGGCCGGAGCGATAGCCCGCGGCCCTGCAAAGCCTCTTCTGCGGTCCCGAGGTGCGGAGGCGCCTTCCTGCGCCGGGTGCCGGAGCATAACCGCGAGAGGGGGTTCACATAACGGCCTCCTGGGCAGGAGCACGAGGGCCCCGTAGGGATTGCGCTGTCCATTCAGACTACGACCCGAGCACCGTAACACGAGAGTTCGCTACATCCAAGGAGTACCGTCGTGAACTGGAAAGACCTCGCTGTCGTCATCGCTCCGTATGCTCCGACGCTCGGTCGCATGCTGGGCGGCCTGAGTCCTATCCCGGGTGGCGCCTCGCTCGGGGAGTGGGCCGGCGGACTCATCGCGCGGCAATTCGGCGTGCCGGCGACTCCCGAAGCCGTGGCAAGCGCCATCGTGGCGGCGGAGAAGACCAGCGGCGCGCCGGAGGTTGCCTCGCGGCTCGACGCTGCGGAGAGCGAAGCCGTCGCCCGGTGGGAAGCCGAGGCCGAGATCGCCAAGGCGAATGCCGCGGACAGGACCGCCCAGTCTCAGGCGATCAATGCCACCATGCGGGCGGAGGTCACGGCCGGCGTCGCCTGGTACCACTGGCGCCATCTCCTCGGGTACGTCATCGGCCTCTGGTATGTCGTGCCGCTGCCCGGTCTGGCCTACCTGTTCTTCCGGCAGGATCCGGCTCTCATCGCGCAAGTCACAACGCTGCTCGGGGCCATGTCCGCCTTCGTGCTCGGCGGCTCTGCGCTCCTCGGCGCCGTGGCCTGGGACACCAGCCGCTTCAAGGAGACCGTCGCGACCGGGATTCCGCGCCAGAGCGCCGCGGCGGTCGTCCAGAAGGTGGCGGGCCAGCCCGCAGGAAGGCGGTAATTTGGTGCCGGTCAACTTCACATGGGACATCAACCCCGTCGCCCTTGCCGCTCTCGCCGGCGGTGCCGTCACCGTCGTGGCGTTCTGGATCCGGTCGTCGGATGTAGCCGCCCGGGCCAATGCGCTGGCGGAATCCGTCGAGAAGGAGGTGAGGGAGGCGCGGCGTGTCGCGGATGACGCTTGCCGTGTGGCGAAAACAGCCCTTGATGAGGCCCAGAAGGCCCATGACCGGATCAGCACTCTTCAGGCTGCCATGGCAGCCTACCGGGAAGTGCAGGCGGAACGGCTCGTCTCCCGCGAGGTGCTGCGGGAAGTTGAAGATCGCCTTGGCGGTCACATCGAGCGGCTGGGCGACCGCCTGGACAGCCTCGTGAAGGAACTCGTCATCAGCCGCCACGGGCCTCGGTGATCTGCGCGACAGGCACTTTGCACCAGGCCCGTTTTTGCCTCTACCTGCGCCTCCGTTCCATACAGGCATTTACATGAAAGTACGAGCTGCCCTGCACACGCTTGGGGATGGCTGTCGTCTTGGGTTGAGGGCAGGCCCCACCTCAAACGTGCCGATCAGTCAAGTTTATCATGCCAACCAATCAAGATGGCAGCCTCCACAAGGCTTCAACTAAAGTTCCTGGCCGCACCAGAAAGCACGATTGAAACTTTAGTTTGACTCGATAGAGGTTGCGGATACTGCCATACATGCGCGACACGCTTGTAAAGCGAGGGGGCTAGCAC